GCCCTCCTAAATTTACACCGAAGTAAATTTAATATGTATTTTTTGAAAAAACGAGGTGAAAAAAGTGAAAAAAGAATTGAAAGACCAAGCTAAAGAAATCTTAGAATTGGCGAAAAATTACGGAGTAGAACAGAATCTTTTGTTTGCGACAACTTTTGAGAGATACCAAACGCAACTGCAAATTTTGGATGAATTGAAAGCGACAATCGAATCCGACGGCTTTTTCATTGACAAAACTTACGTTAAGGGTGAATCAAATCTTTACTCGCATCCGGCAGTAACTCAGTTTAATCGAACCACAGACAGCGCGAATAAGACAGTTGTAACGCTGATGAAAATAATCACGACGCTGCGAGACCGGCAAGATGGTGGCGAACCAGACCCATTGCTTGAACTCCTGTCAGGGCGCGCTAAATGATTGTCCATCAAAGCTTTCAATATGCTCAAAATGTGGTAAACGGGACTATTCCGGCACCTAAATACGTCATTAAACAGTGCCAGAAGTTTTTGGAAATCTGTGATGGAAAATCAGAAAAGTATTTTCTTGATGAGCAAAAACTGAATCAAATTGACGATGTATTAAAATTGCTCATAATGCCCCGTGGACTTAAGGCCGGAAACAGCATTTATGAATGTTCGTGTGGGTATCAATGGATTTTATATGCAGCTGCACTTTGTGTTGTTTATCGAGAAAATCCCGACCGCAGACGCTATGAAACTGTTATTTTAGAAGTCGCGAGGAAAAATTTCAAAACTTTTACGATTGCAACCATTTTTGTGTTGCTTTTTTTATTGGAACCAAAATTCAGCAAGTTCTACTCAGTGGCTCCAGACGGGGCTTTGTCGCGTGAAGTCAAGACGGCGATTGAGGAAATTTTAAAGTCGAGTCCACTTGTCTATCAAAATAAAGGCATGCCACGTTTCAAGATTTTGCGCGACTATATTGAATTTATCCCAAACGAAAACCGATATATTCCATTAAATTACAGCAATTCTAGGATGGATGGCAAACTGCCAAACGTCTTTTTAGCCGATGAAGTTGGAGCGTTACCGAACTCTTACGCAATTGAAGCTATGCGCTCCGGGCAGCTCAACATTTTGAATAAGCTTGGATGCATAATTTCTACGGAATATCCGACAGCGAACAATCCGTTTGAAGACGAAGTTAACTATGCAAAACGGGTTTTGGATGGCACACAGGCCGACGATACGGTCTTTTCCCTACTTTACGAGCCGGAGAATACTGACAATTGGTCGTTCGACGACACGATTCTAAAACACGCAAATCCGGTTGCCTTGGAGATTCCAGAAATTTGGGATGACCTCTTAAAAAAGCGAGCCAGGGCCATTTCTATTGAGTCTGCGCGAGAAAATTTTCTGACGAAACACTGCAATATCATCTATCAAGGTGCCGGAACGGAAAGCTTTATAGACATCAAAGATTTGCAGCGCTGCCGGGTCAATAAAATCGATTGGACTGGGCGTGACGTCTACGTTGGCGTGGATTTATCGATGAGCAATGACAACACGGCAGTCGCGATTTGTGCTGAGGAAAACGGCAGGATTTTAGCCGATATAGTTTGCTTTATTCCAGAAGGGCGAATTGATGAAAAAAATAAGTTTGAAAAGCTTGATTATCGCCGATTTGTAGCCGCTGGTAAGTGTATCGCTTGTGGCAATAGAACGATCGATTACGGTGTTGTAGAGGACTTTGTATTTTCCATTGAAGAAAAATACGGTGTTAACGTGCGAGCTATCGGTTTTGACCGTTATAACGCGATGTCAAGCGCCCAAAAATGGAATCAGAAATATAACACGGTCGAGATTCGCCAGCACAGTGACACCTTGCACCCACCCACAAAATTATTGTCGGAGAAAATCACAGATGGCGAATTTGAGTATGAAAAAAATACGCTGTTAGAGATAAACTTTGAAAACGCGCGCTGCACTTACGACACCAACATGAACCGATACGTTACGAAGAAAAAATCTCAGGGCAAGGTCGATATGGTGGTGGCACTAATAAATGCGGTTTATCTGCTGCAGCAAGACGTGATTTTCAGTGACAACTGGGTTGTACAAGTAATTTAGCGGCGAGCCGCCGCCGGCACGTCGCGCATTTTACTTAGCTTAATAAAATATGCCGTATGCACGCGTTTAAGAATTAAAGATGGTGATAAAAAATGAAACTATTTAATTTCCGAAAAAGAAATATCGAAGAGCCAGCACAAACAGCAAATGACGTGCTTTTAAGTGCTATTTTAAGCCAAGATTCCATCAGTTGTGAGCAAGCGCTAAATATTCCGGCGGTTGCGCGATGTGTAAATTTAATCTCAGAAACCGTTTCGATGATTCCGATAAAACTTTATCACGAAGAAGTTACCGACGGGAAGCGAAAAACAGTCGAAGTGACAGACTCACGTTGCGATTTACTCAACGAGGACACAAAAGATACGCTCGACGGAGCGCAATTAAAAAAGGTTTTAGTTCGGGATTATTTGTTGAACGGCAACGCTTATGCTTACATAAACAAGCAGCGGAATTTGGTCAAGTCGCTGCACTATGTGGACAGCAAAAACATTACGATAAATCAGAATTTTGACCCGATTTTTAAAGATTACAACATTCTGGTTCACGGTCAAACGTACAAGCCATTTGAGTTTTTAAAAATTTTGCGTGCAACTAAAGACGGAGCGCGTGGCAGCGGTGTTATCGAGGAAAATGGTGAGCTTTTAAAAGTTGCGTATACAACACTTAAGTTCGAGCAAAATCTCGTTTCAACCGGAGGCAACAAGAAGGGCTTCATAAACGCAAAAAATCGCTTAACCAAAGAGGCCATCGACGCTTTAAAGGCTGCCTGGTATAAGTTTTACTCAAACAACGATGAAAACGTCATCATTCTCAACGAGGGCCTGACCTTTCAAGAAGCCAGCAATACCAGCGTTGAAATGCAGCTAAATGAAAGCAAAAAGTCAATGTCTGATTCGATTTTAGAGATTTTTGGTGTGCCAACAGATTGGAGTTGGGAAACCTTTATAAAGACTGCTATTATGCCGATTCTGGCAACATTTGAATGTGCTTTAAATAGAGACTTGCTTCTCGAGAAGGAGAAGAAGTCTTTTTATTTTGCCTTCGATACAAAAGAAATCATCAAGGGTGACATCAAGACCCGGTTTGAGGCCTACAAAACCGCACTGGAATCGAATCTAATGCAAATAGATGAGGTCAGATATTTAGAAAATCTTGAGCCTTTGGGGCTTAATTTTATCAAATTGGGGCTTCAAGATGTGCTGTTTAATCCGGTGACAAAAGAGGTTTACACGCCAAACACAAATCAAATTACAAATATTGAAAACAAAAATGGAGGATACACGCATGAATAAATTAATAAACGTAAACATCAAAAACGAAAATGGGAAATTGCTGGTTGGAAGCCGTGATATAGCGGTTGGCTTAGAAAAAGAGCATAAGGACGTACTGAGGAAAATAGAGGACGTTTTAACGGTAGGAGAATTTTCCGAGCGTGAATTTACGACGAGCCAAGGCAACAAATACAAGGAATATTTGCTTGATAAAAACGCCTTCATTTTGCTGGTTATGAATTATACCGGCTACAACGATTTTAAACGAGCATATATAAAACGCTTTGATGAGATGGAAAAACAGCTGAGTTTTTATATCCCACAATCATTTCCGGAGGCGCTTAGATGTTTGGCAGCCGAAGTTGAGCAAAAGGAATTAATGCAGAAACAACGAGATGAAGGTGCGCGGCCGCACAGGCCAATTCGCGAACCACAAAAAGCGCAGGCAAAAAATTCGAAATCCCGCGCTGAAATTTGTGTGCGAAATAAAGGTTCTTTTGCTTCCTTTTCTTCCTTAAAGAAAAGGGAGGCAATGAACACGGCGAGCCAAAAATCAAGGGAGGTGGAAAAATTGAAGCGAAAACTCGATAAGTCAAAAGAGTTTGCGAGCATAAAGGCTGCGGAGATACGGCTGAAATCAAAATTTGATTGGAAACCACTTCGAAACTATTGCACCTCTCATGAGCTAGAAATGCCTAAAATTTTCGACGCAAATTACGGCAGTGTTCGAACCTATCCGGCTGAAGCTTGGCAAGCAATTTATGGCGTCGACTTAAAAGAGTTGTTTTAGATTCTGCGTTTAATTTGAAAAACTGGAGGGGCCCACGAAAAGGTGGTAGTCCGCTAGCCAGCGTAAAAACGGTGAGTTAGGGGGCAAGGACGTGCCTTTTCGGGGAGAGGACGAACCCCGAAATGACCGAGCTTTTGCACGTAAAGGCAAAACAAAAAAATGAAGGGAGTGAGAACGATGCGCATAGAAATCAGGAATGACAGCGTGCTTCTGGATGGCTATGTGAATGCGATTGCTAGAGACTCGCGGCCAATGCTTGATGAGAACGGCGAAAAATTCGTTGAGCAAATTAGCCCGAAAACTTTTCAGCGAGCGTTAGAAAAAAGTGACGATGTTTTGTGCCTTTTAAACCACGAGCCATCGAGAGTTTTAGGGTCGACAAAGCAAGGAAATATGGAGCTTTTTGAGGATAACATCGGACTTCGGGCGATTTGTAAAATAACGGACAGCGAAGTAATTGAAAAAGCTAAAACCGGAAAACTTCGAGGTTGGAGTTTTGGGTTTGAGGCTTTAAAAGAGCACGAAGAACCGCTTGAAAATGGCTTAAAACGGCGCTTTGTGGATGAAATGAATTTGGCTGAAGTCTCGATAATTGATGAGCATAAAATCCCTTGTTATGTTGGCACATCGATAGAATTGCGTGCCGATGGAAATTCGAAAATAGAATTTAGGTGTGAAGATTTTAAGGCAAAAATCATCGATGAAACAGAACCTAAAGCGATTGATTATTCTACATTCGAAAAACAGATTGAAGAAATAAAAAAGTGAGGTATCAGAATGGATTTGAAATACCAGCGTGACGCTGGACCCAATTCGCGCATATTAAAATGCAAAAATAACGAGCGGGAAGCTCGCGACGAAAGGAAAATCAAACAATGGAGCTTAAATACTTAACAGAAAAACGAGCAGAAAATCAGGAAGAGATGCAGAACCTTTTAAACGCAGCAAAGCTCGAGAAAAGAGCTTTAACAGAAGATGAAATCAGCAAATTTAACGAGTTGAAAAAACTCATCACAGAAATTGACGCAACAATAAACGCCGAGGAGGAGGCACGCGAAATGAATATCGAGGAAAAGAAAAAAGAAATTTCCGAAAACAACGAAGAGACAGAAATTCAAGCAGAAAAAGTGGAGGAACGCGCATTCGTTGACTTTATTGTAACGGGCGAAGAAAGAGCAGCCAGCCCTGGGATGTCCTACGGCAGCAATGGTGCGATTGTTCCGACAACCATCGCGAAAAAAATTATTGAGAAAGTTAAGGAGCTTTCCCCGATTTACGAAAAAGTCGAGAAATTTAACACCAAAGGCACACTGGAAATTCCGGTTTATGGCGCAGACACTGACGCTGACAACCCTACTGGCGACGTAAATGTAGCATATCAAGGTGACGAATTCACCGCGCTTGTTGCCGGTCAAGGAAAATTCAATTCTATCGAGCTTAAAGGCTACTCGCACGGGGCTTTATCGGTCATTAGTCGCAAGCTTTTGAACAACGTTGACATCAACGTTACAAACTTCCTTACAAACAAGATGGCGCAAGCGTTTGCAGAGTTTTGGGAGAAAGAGTTGCTTGTTGGAACGGGTGCAGCTAATAACCACATGACGGGTGCGACTTCAACGACAAACTTAGTAGCAACGGGCAATACAACTTACACAGCTGCCAATGTTGCAAAAATCGATAACTTGATTAGCTTGCAACTCGCTGTCCCTCAGCAGTATCAGAAAAATGCGATGTGGATTATGAATAAGGCTGTATTTGCTGAGCTTCGCAAAGCAAAGGACGGCAACGGAAATTATTACTTAGCTTACGGAAAAGGCATAACATCGGGCTTTGAGTGGCAGTTTTTAGGCAAGCCAGTTTATGTTTCAGAAAATATGCCAGAACCTACAACAGCGGGCAATATTTCTGTTCTTTATGGAGATTTTGCAGGTATGGCAATGAAAATATCTCAAAACTTGGAAATTCAACTCATGCGCGAAAAATATATAGACAAAAACGCAATTGGAATAGTCGGTTGGGCTGAATGCGATTCGAAAATTCAAAATCATCAGATGATTGCTGGCCTAAAAATGGCAGCAACCGTGTGATTAGGGGGATTTTAGATGAGCTATAACACAAAAAACTATTCAGAAAACGGTGACAAGTTGGTTATTGGAGGGAGTCTGGAAGTACTGAACGGAGCTAAGTTAAGCGGTTTCCCTGTTGCAGAAAATCAAGCTTTAAGCGCTGCAACAACAATCGCAGATTTAAAGACAGATTTTAATTCTTTGTTGGAAAAATTAAAAGCCGCAGGGCTTATGGAGAGTGATTAAAAAACTTAAAACTTCGTAAAGAAAGGACGCGTGATGATGAATTC